TAATCGTGAATCATATTATACCATTCAGTGCGATGATTATGACGATCTGCATAACATGCTTCCTCGTCAGCATAGCTATATTTGTCTTTTAGCTCATTAAAGATAAAAAGCTCTGAACAGAATTTACTTGATGACTGGAATGAATATCCATACTGTTGTAGCATCTCGCATACAGTATCTTTACCATGACGACCATGGCCGACAACTAATAACTTAGGTAGCACCTATTATCTCCTTAAACTTATAACTTGTATTATATAATAAAAAATAAGAAATGTCAATTAAAATTTAATGCTATTGATATTCTAGGATCAGTATTAGTACCTGCTTCGACTAAATGCCTCATATAAGATCTAAAAATGATAAGTTTTCCAGTTGCAGGGGGATATTTTGCTACAATATAACTTAATTGATTTCTTTTGTCAACTCCTTTTAAGGGCAGCATATCAGGTTCTTTGGGATCTTCAAACACTACACTACCAGACCCTTCGGGTGCAGAAACATAATATATGGCACTAAAAATGCCGCCGGCGTGTGTATGAAATTCTTGAAATGTATTTTCTTTGTTTACATTAAACCAAGCAGTTTTACAGTTATATTCTCCCATACAGTTAAAAGCTCGAGCAAAATCGTGTACACGTTTACTAACTTCTTCTACTAACGGTTGAAAAACCGAATCGTGTTTTAAATCATACTGATTTAAAGATGTATATGTATCACCGTACCAAGCATCGCCGCCTGATTCGTGCTGTTGTTCGAGAGATAAACAATATTTTTCCCATTCTTTATTTTGTTCAAGAGAAAAAACATTGTCATCATAATATATAGTACAAGGAAACCAGGTTTCAATTATAGGCATTTGTGTCCTCTCAAATATGTTATATATTTAAGAAGACTTATTCTACTCTTTATCCGATTGTGAATCCGTAGCCAGTTCCGCCCGGTACTGCCATTGCAACCTCATTTTCGAGTTTTTCCATTTCGCCCTGTGCTTCTGATTTTAGCGCATCACCATTAAGTGTTGATCCACCTTGTGGCCCTGCAATTTGTGCAAATTTACTACGTGCTTCGCCTAACATATATTTGCATGCAGCCAGCGTATAATCTTTAATCCATTGCTTTGCTAGATAGTCAGATAATAATTCTTCATCTGGGCGATAATTATAAACGTATAGAAGTAAATCTTCTTCTGCCCTCATACGTTGTAATAGTGTTAATTTTTTAGTTGTGCTGTTCCATTTAAATTCAATAAATGATCCAAACATACGTCCTACTAGTTCTTGATACCCGGCAAACATATCATAAGTTGCTAGCCCGCCCATGTTTGAGCTAGACAGTAAATATGTATTTGTGTACGCTAAGTTAAATGGTTCAAATAATGTTCCGCCATCTCCGCCGCCTGTGCGTGATCCTACACTTCTACGAAATAGTTTACGAACTTCGATAACTTCATTTGGTAATGTGTATGTATTTTCGTCAACGATAGTAGGCATGAACAAATAGCTTTCTTCAACACTATTGTCGCTACGTTGTCTAAAACGTGTTAATGCCTTAGTTAGTGCAGTTTCATAATGAACAGGATCAAGTTCAACATCAATCATACCGCCGCCTAGCATTGCATGCACATAATCAAACACTTCTTGTTTTTTAGTTTTTAAATTTGACATATAGAAGTTCTCCGTAAAGTATTTATCGATAAATATGTATATGCCAAGATTAAGTTTATACAAACCAGAAAAGGGAAAAGACTACGAATTTCTAGACCGACAGGTATTAGAAATGTTTACTGTGGGCGGAACAGATATGCACGTACACAAGTACCTAGGTCCCGAAAATTCAACAGATAGCAATGCTACTGCTGACCAGCCACAATATGATAGAGTTAAAGAAACTAATATACAGGATTTGCTATTTTTAGAAAATAGAGATAGAAAATACGATCCAGATGTGTATACTATACGTGGAATATACAGCGTACAGGATAATGATTTTAACCTCAGTCAGTTTGGAATGTTTTTAGATAACGACACAGTGTTTATGACTGTTCATATCAATAGCAGTGTAAAAACTATTGGTCGTAAACTTATGTCAGGCGATGTAATAGAATTGCCGCATTTAAAAGACGAATATGCATTAAATGATTATTCAGTTGCATTGAAGAGATTTTATGTAATCGATGATGTGAACAGAGCAAGTGAAGGATTTTCACCTACTTGGTATCCGCACTTATATAGATTAAAACTAAAACAGATTGTTGATAGTCAAGAGTTTAAAGAAATACTTGATTTGCCAGCAAGCGAAGATTATCCAGAAGATGGTACGCTAAGAGATATACTTTCTACTTATGAAAAAGATATGCAAATTAATGACGCAGTTGTAGCACAAGCAGAAGCCGATGCACCGAAATCAGGTTATGATACTAGTCATTATTACACTGTAGAAACTACAGTAGAAAGAGACGACCAAGGAAATGTTGTAGGATCTAGTACAGAAGTACAAAAAGTAGACAATACAAATACATCTGCTCCGCCAAGTAAATCAGGGTATGATGGATATTTACTCGGCGATGATAATTTACCAAATGGTGCAAGTTTTGGACACGGTATACAATTTCCAGGAGCGCCATCAGAAAACGATTACTTTTTACGTACAGACTTTTTACCAAAGCGTATGTTTAGATATGATGGCAGTAAATGGGTTAAGGTACACGATAGTGTAAGAATGACTATGAGTAATACTGATAATAGACAAACACAAAAAGGCACATTTATCAATAATACTAATTTTGTGTACAATGATAAAGTTGCTTCCGATTTAGTTGTTGGCGCAGTAGGAGACACACTCCTATTAACAGATATTAACTATCCAGTTGATGCAAAATATGTAATAGTTAAATACGAAACGTTAGAAAAATCATATGTAATTAGTGATTATCCTAACTTAATTACAAGCTACGATTCGTCTAAGGCAGCAATTAATCTTCCTGTAGTAGCAGGAGTACAAGACGAATTAGAATATGAAGGCCAATGGACTGTATCTTTCTATAATAATAGAGAAGAACAGCGCCAAGGGTTAAGTAAAGTTTTAAGAGCACAGGCAGATAACTAATGCAACATTTTTATGATGGACAGTTAAGAAGGTATATTACTCAAATGGTAAGACTTATGAGTAATTTTTCATATAAGGATGGTAAAAATCAAATAACTGTTGTTCCAGTTGTTTACGGCGATTTAACTAGGCAAGTAGGTAATCTTTTAAGAGATAATTCTGAAAACAAAGTTCCAAATGCTCCAAGAATGGCAGTTTACATAACTGGTTTAGAAATGGACCGCGCAAGAACTTCAGATTCTAGCTATGTAAGCAAAGTAAATATTAGAGAACGTGCATACGATGCTACAAATAAAGAATATTTAAATCAAGATGGTAAAAATTATACTGTAGAACGTCTGATGCCAACTCCTTATACGCTTACAGTTAATGTTGATATTTGGTCGACTAACACTGATCAAAAATTGCAAATATTAGAACAAATATTAATGTTGTTTAATCCAAGTTTAGAAATACAGACTACTGATAATTATCTAGACTGGACTAGCCTTAGTGTTGTTAATTTAGAAAGTGTTGGCTGGAGTAGTAGAACCATTCCGGCAGGCACAGACACAGAAATAGATATTTCTACATTAACTTTTACAACACCAGTATACATCAGTCCTCCAGCAAAAGTTAAACGTCTAGGAGTAGTAACTGACATTATTACTAAAGTGTTTAATGATGTTGACGAATTATTTAATGAAACAACAGATATTATTACAGATAATAAAAGCGACGAAAGCGCATCTGTTAAGACAGGGCTATATGTTACTGATACAGGAGAAGTTGAACGACTGCGCACAAGTAAAGATTGGGAAACTAGTTTAGGTATTCTTAATATTAGAAAAACTTCTTATCAAAACTCTGATTTATTAGTTTTAAACAACACATTAAAACTTATTAAAAGAGGAGTTGTTGGAGGATTTACTTGGCCAGAATTTTTACAAGCGTTTCCGCAGAAATTCAATGACGGCATAACGCAAATAAGACTTCGACGTTCAGATTGGAATTTTGATATTGTAGGAACTATTGCAATTGATCAAACAGATGAAACACAGGCTATTGTAAATTGGGACGAGGACAGTATTCCAACTGATACAGTTATCAGTTCAGCATTAGGTGATCGAGGAAAAATTGATTACATCATAGATCCAATTAAGTCTAATCCACAAGAATTAGGATTAACAGGAAATCCTCGTATACTTTTATTAGGTCCTATAGGCGATGAAAACAACGAAGACGGCGCCGACGCTTGGAAAAACGCAGACGGTACAGACTTTATAGCAGACGAAAACGATATTGTAGAATGGGACGGGTTAAACTGGACTATAGTTTTTGATTCAGACGTAGATGTTAGCGTGTACGGAACTGTTTATACTACTAATCTTAATACTGGCGTACAATATAAATTTGATCAAGGTGAGTGGGTGCTTTCATTCGAAGGAGAATATCCAAACGGCGACTGGCGTTTAGATTTTTAAACTAACTATTAATATGAAAGACATTATTTGTAGTGGTGCTCTGTTATATTCGTTAGACACTCATAGATTTTTATTTTTACATAGATCAAACTCAAAGCGTAGTAATAATCTATGGGGCCTTGTTGGCGGGACTAACGAAGAAAAAGAAACTCCGTGGGAAGGGTTGCGCAGAGAAATAGTCGAAGAAATTGGCAGTGTTGAAATAAAAAAGACAATTCCTTTAGAAACTTTTGTGTCTAACGATACAAAGTTTAAATTTCATACATATCTTTGCATTGTTCAAAACGAATTTATTCCTACGTTAAATAGCGAACATGACGGATACGCATGGGTTAGTTTCGGTATGTGGCCAAAACCCTTACATTACGGATTAAGTAATACATTAAATAAAAAAGTTAATTTAAAAAAATTAGAAACTGTATTTCAATTGATAGATATAATAGTATGACAGAAAATGATTATAAAAAAGATTGGGGTTTAGAAATATCCTGGTGTAATGAAAAAGATTATGGCGGCAAGGTTCTTATATTTGACAAACCGGGCGCAAAAACAGACTTTTACTTTCACAAAGAAATTTCAAAATCTTGGTTTGTAAATAGCGGAAAATTTATGATACGATGGATAGACACTAAAGATGGAAAAGTTTATCAAGCAGAATTAAGCGAAGGTAGTGTACATAAAGTTGATACATTACTTCCAGTTTCGTTAGAATGTATTTCTTCGGGAACTATTTCAGAAGTTAGTAACGGTTCAGATAAAGACGATATTTACATAGTTATTCCCGCAGCAAACATAGGTGTATAAATGATTAAAGGTCTTTATTCAAAATCTAAATTTAGACAAGATTTAGAAAAATATCAAGAGGCTGTTTCGTCTATTTCGGATACTAAGATTCGACAAAAGGGAGAAACTCTACTTAAAGAATTTCGCTCCCATGCAAATTTAATTGACGAAACGCATACTACAATTGGTAATGGTTATATTGATCCGAGAATGACACGGAACAATGTAGAACATCTTCTTTCAGCAAGACTAAAGCTCGACAGGTTTATTAAAGACCTTTACGCCTGAGCTTCGCCCCATCTTAGTAGAATATTACCAGTAGTTGAATCTCCTGCTACTTTATATACATTAATTGCTAGTACGTCTGGACCATTTGGGAAGGTGCCTCTACCGCCTAGTGTAGTAGTAGTTAACTCTTTCAAATAGCTTAGATCAATGCTTGACAATTCGCCTGGTTGTGCAATAAGTGAAAATACTGTTTCTCCTGGTTGTGCAAAAGG